CGGCGTTGGTATCAGACCGCCCAACCACCAATGAGGGCCAAAGCCTTGATTGTGTTTTATGTTTCGGGGAGACCATATGCCGTACTTAACCATTACGACGACGGGACCATGCTTCGCGCATCTTGGCCTTCGTGGCCTCTGATCGCTTTTTACCTTTCGTTGCCGCAGATATCTTGGCTTTGGTTTCATCCGACATGGATGGCCGTGGATTTGCTACCAGATATGCGGATACCCCATCCTTGATTTTCTGCTTTGTAGCATCAGATCGTTTCAAACCAGTTTGAGCTTTTGCTCTACGCTTAACTATTTCGGGATTTTGCTTCTTACCTTTTTTAGCAACACTAATTTTTGCCTTCTGTTCCTCGCTCATCGGCTTGCCCTTGTTGTGCGCTGGCTTTCCTTTATTTGCAGCAGATATTTTATCACGGGTTGATTGTGACACTTCTACTCCATACCTTCCGTTTAATTTTCCACTAGTATTTGGTAAATTCCCAGATGACCATGGACGTGTTTTGCCCGTGTTGGCTTCGCTGATCTTTTTCTTGTGATCTTCTGATTTTGGTTTACCTTTATGGAACTCTGATATCTTCTTGAAGTTTTCTTCCGATGGTACAATACCACCTGCAACATTACCGTTCAACCAAACATCCTGTGTTATATCAGCTTCTGTTAAATAATTCTTTTCGTACTCGATTGCTTCTTCGGGAGTATCAAATACCTTATCGATAGATATTTCAAAGGCATCTTTTCCATATTCTTCGATAAGTTGATGAACTTTATCAGAAGAAGTGAAATAGTCAACCCACAAATCCTGATCAGGAGTCATATGGGTTCTGTTTTTGCTGTACCTTGCGCCATAATAAAGTTGGCCTGTTGGGGTACATTTGATTAAATATGTGTACGATTTATACATGTTGTGCTAGTCCTTTCATATAGTAGCATAAAGTAGGTGGGTGCGTCAACACCGTGACCTACACTTTTATTTATCATTTATATCGCAGTTTCTAACTTAACTTATTGTCATTTGGACAAAAAGAAGGGTGGGAAAACCCACCCTTCGATTCGTTTGCTATTACCTGAAGTAACAGCCGTAGTTAAGAATCATTCTTATGTGAATGACAAATTACTCACGGCAATTTCCCCGAGATAGTCACCGGCGTTTCCAAGACTCGAGGCCGTATTCGTCAATTCGACGTAGCCGTAACGAGTCATAAAGCTTACAACTGGCTCGAATGTAGCCGGATCAAGAACAACACCGGAAGACATCAGAGGGATGTATGGGCAATAGAATGCTGCAGCATCTGCTTCAGAAGTACCTTTGAAACCAACTAGGATTGCTTGGGTATCTGGAGCGTATGAGTCTACATACACTTTCATTGCGCTGTTCAAAGTACCAACAAACTTAGTGTTTGTAGGAGCTTCGAAAGTTCCTTCTGTTGTACGAGCGAATGCAGAAGTAGTAGCAGACTGTAGAACAGTTAGAACAGCAGTTGAGATAACTGCCCAGTTAGCGGCACCACGACGTGTACGCTGTGCGATAGCATTACCAACGCGGTTCATAAGAATCGCAAGTACTGCATGCTCGTCACCAACGTATGTAGGTGTACCAGACAGAGAAGCTTGGTTAAAAGTTTCTTCTGTTGCTGCAAGAGAGCGAAGTGAACCAAGGATTTCTTGGTCGATTTCAGTTGTGATCTCTTGAGCTAGAGCAGCCATGATTTCTGCTTCAACATCGATGCCATGCATTGCATTAGCGTCCTGTGCTGATTCAAAAGTCCAACGTGCAGATAGCTTACGAGATTTAGCTTCAACAGGTTGCTTCATGATCTGTACTGACATACGACGACCAGCTTGACCTTCAAGAGTAGCAGTTGCATCGGCACGACCAGTGGTCAAGCTACCGGAGTATGCGGTTGCGATCTTGAAAGGTGAAAGTGCTTCGTCACCAGCAGTAACGTCTGTATCGAATGGAGATGCAGCAGTAGAAGTTGCGTTATCAGCATAGCGTAGACGTAGAGTGTGGATTTGGGACACAGGCCCTTGCATTGGTTGAACACCAATGATTTCGTTAGCAATAACCGTTGGCATTACACGACGGATAACAGGTAGGATAACACGGTTAAGTGTAGCTACGTTACCAGCAGTTGTTGATCCAGCAGTTGCTGCTTCTTTAAGATACGTCTTGGTATTTTCCAAGCAAATATCCATTGCGCTTCGGCGATTACCTTCAAGACCTTCAAGAAGGGTTCCTTTGGTTTCGTCCCAGCGTGATTCTAATAGTGATTCTGACATTTTTGTCTCCTATATACTACTATTTAATACCTGCCAACTTCTTCATAGCATCCATTTCCACGACGTTATCGGTCGAAGGTTTGGTTGCGATGCTTTCAGTCACAGTTTTTTTATTACCTGACACTGCTTTACGAACAGATTTACGAGGTGTCTGTTTTTCTTTAGTTTCCTTAAGAATCTTAGACTTCTCTTCATCGGTTTTAAGCACTGATGGCAGATATTTTTCAAACGAGGACTCTAGACGGTCTGTTTGAACATTTTCCAAAAGGTCTTGCATAATGCTCCCCTTTTGCTTACCCAAAGGTTTGAGTAAATTAGCCAACGTTTTTTCACGTAGGACAGTTTCGTTGATTACATCGATTTTACGATTTTTGGTTTCGATCAGCTTTGCGGCTTTCTTCGCTACTGTTTGTGCTTCCACAATAGTTGCATGTTGGGTTGCAAGTTTGCTTTGAAGTTTTCTGATTTCAGCGTTCTCGTTAAGATGAGTTACGGAGAATTCACTTGCGAATGCTTCATAAAGACGACGCCCGAAATTGTTCTCGCGAGCAATTTTGATGTCTTCTTTTAGTTGACCGAGTTCGGTTCCCAGACTTTTGGATACTGATTCTTGAACGAGCTTGGCGCTGCGTTGAACGAAGTTCTTTTGCAGTGCTGCTAGAGTTTTCTTACCTTCAGCGACCATACGTACTTGACGTTCGACTAGAGATTTTTTCTCTTGTCCGAACTCAGATACTTCCTTTGTCAGAGCTTCGACTACAAATTCTTCAAGACGTAGTTGATTTTTCTGATTAGTTTTACGGTCATTACGGAATTCTTTTACTTCTTCCGATAGTGTTTGAGTAAGGAATTGTTCGAATACTTTAGCTGTATTGCGCATCTTTTTATTAAAGGATACACGATCTTCAGCGATAGCTTTCTTTTCAGCAACGATCTCAGAGACCTCTGCTTCTAAACTTTCAGTTACCATTCTGTCAAGAGCTTCTACCATTACGTCTTTATCGTGTTCGTAACGATTTGCGAATTCCTCACGGATTTCTGTACGGACTTCTTCTCTCATCTCAGTAAGTTTGGTTTCCCAAGCTTCGCTGATTGCCTGACGAGTGTCCTCATTGATCAAATCGCTATCAAGTAGTGGTTTAATTGCGTCTAGCATTTTTAGTTTCTCCTTCAAATACTATTACTCTTGTTGACAAAGAGTTAAGGCCCTCTGCCTTCTTCATTGACGAAGCCGTTTGTGCTTTGAGATCGTCAAAAAGAAATTTACCTACTAATCCGTTCATAGTTTTAAATCCTGAATTAGTTTAAGTACTTCGCTCTTGAGGTACTTTTGGACTTTCTTGTCATTCCCTGCTTCTCTAGCAAGTTCAAATAGTTGATGTCCGTTGTTCATGTTCATCATGCCTTCATAGATGGCAGTTGGATAAGCATTTGGAGCACTTGGTTGTGCTACCACATCGACAGTGACGATTTCGAAGTCACTAACTGTGCCGTCATGATCATTGACATTGCCTGATCCACGACTACTGACACCTAGTTTCACGCCGCTTTCCAGCATTGTTTTGACTAGATTGCCCATTGGAGTTGGCAGGATTTTCATCTTACCGAATCCGTTTGGACCCTCCATCCACATTTGTTCGATCATATGGGATACACGGTCTAAATTAATTTTGAGGTCATCTGGGTGGTCTACTTCGCCTAGTACACTATTCCCGTCTTTGATTTGCTCCATCACAGTTTTCACTGCGGTTGAGATTTCTGATACGGGATAGACTCGTTGATTGGCGTTTTCAACACCACCTTGGATGCATATACCTTTCATGTAAAGATTCTTACCATCGTCAGACGCTTCAGTTATCATCTGCGCCTGATCGAAGGTAAGATTCTCTTTTAAGTATAGTGCCATTCCGGATTTTTCCTTATTTGGCCTGATGATCTACTAGACTTTTCTCGTGATCAGTCACGTTCTTAGTCTTAGGACCATTCTCTTGTTTGCTAGCTTTGCCACCCGGAACATTTCGATTGCCAGCGTCGTCTACTTTAGGTGCTTTAGCTTTCATGCCTTTTTCGTCATGCTGGGGCATCTCGATTTTTCCCGGCTGATTCTTTGCAATCATGCTTTTAGTGTTGCCACCTGATTCTTCTGAGTTGCTTGGAGTAGCAACCTTTTCTACGTACTCACGTACCATTTCTTCGTCGGCGTCTTCGTCAACTTCGTCTTTAGACTCATCAACTTCTTCGTCTTCGTCAACTACTTCAGCGTCTTCGTCCACTTCTTCAGCTTCGAATTGAACGCTATCTTGTAGCTCTTCATCGTCATCACCGAAAGACATTTCGTCGCCACCTTCAGGATCGTCCATGTCGCCTAGGCCATCTTCGTCGCCCATGCCCATGTCGTCCATGCCGTCCATGTCGTCCATGCCGTCCATGCCGTCCATGCCGTCCATGCCCATGTCACCTTCTTCGCCGCCGAGCATTTGCTCGAAATCAGAACGTAGTGCGTCAATAGCATCTTCTAGATCAACAATTTGACCTTCTAGTTCTTCTGGTGCTGCTTCCATGTCGCCATCGAAATCCATGTCACCATCAGGTGCGCCAGCGTCAAAATCCATGTCGCTTACATCACCTTTAAAGTCGTCGCCCATGTCGCCACCGACAGCTTCTTCGTCGTCAGTGTCGCCAAATGCCATGCCGTCTTCTTCGTCATCGCCATCAGCTTCTAGCCGTGTGTCCATGCCTTCGTCTTCTTGTCCGAACGTGTTGTTCATTTCGACAAAATCTTCTTCATCAATCATTGACTCGTAGATATCGCGAGACTTCTCGATAACAACTTCGTGGAAAAGCTCACGTGCTTTGTCCTCTTGGTCACTAACGATGTACTCGATTAGTTTTTCAAATTTGTTCATTAAAATGCTCCTTAATAGCTCTATACTTGATACTATTTAAGGATAAACAAGAAAAAGATCCCTAAACGGGCATTTTTTCGCAGAAATGGGTGAGATTCTGAGGATTATGCTTTGATTTCCTCAAATCTAATTGATATGTCTTCTTGTACTGTATTTAGAAGAACAGCGCATTCATAAAATGCGCTGTTTATTTCTTAGAATGCTGGCTCTTCTTCTCCAGATGAGCCGTATTGGTTCTTCAATGTCTTCAGTTTCTGCTCACGCTCATACTTCCGAGCATCATGCATCAATCGCAACTTATTGATATGACCTAATGATAAACGTGTTTTACGTACATCACTCATCTTAAGAGGCGTTTGATCAGACTCTTCATAACGCATATCCCCCTCTGGGTTATCTACGTTAGCGTCGGGGTTACGGTTATCAAACAATTCTAGTAAAAACATATCGGTTCCTTCATGAATATTTATACATCTAGGTCTAAATCGTCGGCCATGTCAGACACTTCCGCATCTTCTTCATCCGTCAATTCAGGATCATCAAACTCATCACCACTCATATCGAGGTTGTCAAGATCGCCGGAAATGTCTCCAGTTGTAATGCCCGCTGCCCGCATTGAGTTATCTTCTGCTGCCAGAATTTCATCAATGCCCTGTTCTTCGGCCCATAGCTTATCATTATCAGCCATTTCTTCCTCAGACATACCAAGATATCTCTTTAGAGCGAAACGTTTACTGATGTATGGGATTTCTGACATACTAGCGAACACTGAGATACGTGCTGTGTCAAGTTCTGTTTGACGATATGAAGCAAAGTTCTGTGGTTGGTTGAATCGTAGTTCGAACATACTCTCATCGATTGTAATTCCACGCCATCCCATAAACATCTTGAACTCTTCATCAAGTTTGGAAACAATCAAGTTCTGCAATCTTGTGCAATACTGGTTGAACCGGTATTCTTGGATCAATGCTGTGCCCATACGACCATCATTGTATGTGTTCGTTGAATCATCTGGTCCAGTTGGTAGATATGAACTCGGAATTCTCAGGGTACGATACATCTTGTTTGTGAAGAATCTCAGATCATCGATCTGATCAAGGTTTTGTCCACCTTGTAGGGTATCGATACTGGAGCCACGTCCGTCCAATGTTTTAGGGAAGAAGTAGTCTTCATTGATTGACAATGGGTTATATGTTGCGTCCAATTGTGTTGAACCACCTGATTGTGTCGGGATACGACGCTGGTGGATTTCGTTTTTGATACGTTCCACGAATGCCATAGCCAAGTGAGAAGGCATGGAACCAACATCAATGTTGAATACGCGACGTTCTGGTGCACGTTGGATACGATAGATGATAATAGCATCTTCTAGAAGTTCTTTTTGTTTGTACACTTTGAACACTTGTTCAAGTATACTGTTACCGAATGGCCATGTGATGTCCATACCTTCGGTCAGACTTAGGTGAACAATGTGCTCTGCTTCGATTGCGGCATCGTTCTGTCCTTTTTGGAAGCGCCCGCCGCCCGCATTTGTGCCGGTTGGCATTTGATATCCACCACCACCTTGAACGCCACCACCGGCATTAGGACTTAATGTGTATTCGTCGCTGTATGCTGGGGTTGTTGCACTGAGGTTTTCGAAGTTAGGATCGATATCACGGATGATATAGAATTCTTGCTTCTTGCCTTCGCCTTCATTAACGATGACTTTGGTGACTTTTGTCATGTCAACCCAGTTCAATTTATAGTTCTCTGGATCACGGATAAAGAGTTGGTCGCCATATTGTAGAACATTACGGAACAGTTTGAAGATACGTTTGTCAAATTCATTCAGGTGCCACCAGTTACGGAGGTGTTCTTTGATGATTGTGATTTCTGTATCAGTGGGGGCTTCTTTGAAGTACAGGTCGAATGCGGTACCGTTCTCGATATTCAATTGGGTACTGAATTCGGACATGATGTCCAATGCGGAGTTGATTTCACCGTCCATGTTCATTTGTTCGTATTGTTGATATCTCTCGATACGGTTCGGGTGACCCCGATAGATTTCCGGCAGTGGGCTTTGGAAGTTTTTATGCTTGTAATCCGGTGGTGTTCTATCGTTTCTACCACTGATCGCGCCATAAACACCATCAATTTCATTGCTCGTAGGTGCTGTCTTCCAGTACTTTTTCCATGACACGATTATACTCTCCTGCCTTGGCCCATGCCGACATAATACGGCTCACCACTCTCTGTGAAATAGGTATACACATAGTAACCTTTAAGATTTTTCCAACTCATTTGTTTCGTTCCTTAATGTGTTGTATTTACACTTAAACGAAGGTTCTTTTATCTTTCATGACCCTAGTTTGTTGCTTCGCACTGGTTGCCATACTGCCTATACCATCTACGAGGGCGGATGTGGCTGCAAGTTGCTTGCGCATCAGTTCTTTGATTTCATTCAATGTTGCCACGGAATCATTGCTGCCAGTTTTGCCGGATTTAGTAGTCTCAAGTAATGCCTCTTTGATGCCGGTCAATAATGATTCAGTATCCATTTGAACAGGAATTGATTTGCCATCAGGCAATGGTACAACAGCTTCCATACCGTGAAGGTTTGTTAATCTCCCAGTAGATGGGGCATTGCTGATTCCACCGAATCTGAACTGTGGTGCTTGATTTTTTAACTGATCTTCTAATTCTTTAATTTTTTGCTCTGTTCTCGTTTTTTGATCGCGGTACATTCTCGGATTACTATTGAATATTTTAAGCTTTCCTTGCTCTGCCGCTAACTGTTTGCGCATATCTGAAGTCTTCTTACGGTTATTTTCGTTAGCGACGATATCTTGTGCATTTTGTATAGACATACCGGACTTCGTTTTATCCGAAATTTCTTTGATCGCTAATAAATGATCTTTCGTACTAGGTATGCCTTTGATTGCTGATCCTAGATCATCAAACGCACGTTCGAACCAATTCATCTTTTTGTATTCGGACTGCAAGTCTTTCAGCGTAGTAATCAATTCATCTTTAGTCACGGTTTTTGATGTGGTTGCCTTTTCAGCAGCCGATTGGGTACCAGACGCCACCCCTGATCTGAAGATATTGTTGATCGTAGCTTCTAAACTGGAGAACATACCTCTGAAGAATTTCATAGTAGCATCGGTCACGTCAGTAACCACGTCACCCATTGCCTTCTTTGGGTTATCCAAGAATGATTGGACAGACACTACCATTTTCTTTAGGTTCTCGACAAAACCAGTTACACCAGCCGTTGTTAGCTCCACCATGGCCAAGGCGGCGGTGGCGGCAAACCCTGCAATTTCTGCAGCTTTAGGTAATAGATGTTCCACGGTTGCTCGTTGAACTTTCAACGCAGCTTCTAGCATCTTGTCCTTGGCCGTGTTAAGTTCTCTAGTGGCTGTATCATCCGTTGCTGCGGCCTTTCTAGCAGTAGACATTATTTCATCAACTGATTTAGACAGACGCTTTGTCATAGTAATTACTTCATCACGCATAGGTGTGTACATAGTGGTGGCTAATTGTATAAAATCATTATCGGAAGCTGCACCTAACTTTGCCCATTGTCGCTGGGCTTTTACGCCTGACTCAATACCAGCATAGTTGGCACGGACCAGACTTTCCAGTGATTTTTGGTAGTTTGCACCAGACTGGTTGCCTGAATTAGCTAGTGCCGCTGCCTTCTCAATGGCCTTTTCCAATGCAGGATTCATCATAGCGATCTTACCTATTTGGGTACTCATGATTCTTCCGTTTGTGAAATAATCATCTACAACTTTCTGCCACTCGGAACCATATGCTCTGAACTTAGTGGACATGGACTTGTAATTCTCGACCGAATTCATCTTACCTTGTTCTTGCAATTCATCCAATCTAGCTTGAACCGCGCCTTGTCTAGCTGCGTCACGATTCTTGGCTTTCATCGTTTTGATATCTTCGCCGGTAAGATTGCTCATTGTTTTCAAGTTCAGAATGTATTGCATTGAGTCATCGGCCAACGCTGCAGCAGTTTTCCTATTGATAGTATCCTCTAGTGCTCTACCTTCGAGATAGTCAGCAGTATATTCTGCAGCTTCCGCCATACCTATACCTAGATTACGAAGCGGCACCCCAAATTTAGAAACCATGATACCATTCACCATGCTAAGTTTTTTCACACCGTCAGTTAGTGTTCCGCCAAATATCACCAAACTTTCACTAGTGTTCCGAATGATTGTAGCAAAGTCACTCAGGGTCACTCTATTTTGGGTCATATCATTGAACATCTCGGTCATGCCACCAGAGAAGGCAGCGCCTGTGTGGGATACGTTATCGAATGCATTTGCTAATGATTCAAGTTGCCCTAATGCAAACCCCATTACGGCACTACCCAGTGTTGCCATAACACCAACTAATTTACCCATCCCACCAACAATTTGTGAAACAACAGGGATACCATCAGCCAAGCTTGAGATGAAATCTCCAATCCTCGTGGCCATATCAGTGAATAGATCGATCAATGGCGTTAATGATGTTAGATCATCGGTCAAATCCATCACGGATGACACTAATCCCCTACCAAAATCTGCTACTGCAGCACCTGCATTCACGACAGTGCTCTTGAACTTACCCATTGAATTAGAGGTTTGATCAACAGCATCGAACATATCTGCTAGTGTTTGCTCACCACCGTCAACCGTATTCATCATGTCTTCAACACTACCTGAAAGTCTATTGATCTGTGTGGTGGCGGCTTGTGTGGCTTGAGTTTCTCTCGCTCTCGCACTGCCGGGAGCAGGTCGTCCAGTAGTACCACCAAGAGCTTTAGTGATACGTTCCAATGTTTCTTCAGATGCAGCATTCTTCATCACCACCTCGACCTTACCGGTGCCGGGAATATCGACCATTGCTGTTACAGGTTTGGTAGCCATGTTTTAGAATCCTCAAAATATGCGTATATAAATACTGTATACGAGTATTTATCAAGGAGAAAACACAGTGTCGGACACTTTACCCAAATCAACCAAGGATATGTCGCCAGAAGAAATGGCCACATTCATGGCACATATTAATGGACCCCAAGCCGAGCCACAGGTAGCAGTACAACCACAGAACCCACTACAAGCATATTTCCGTCATCCAGAGTTGTATATGACACTACCGAGTGGTGGTAGATGGTATCGTCCGGGTGCATTGGACATGCCAGAGAATGGTGAGATTGAAGTATTTCCAATGACAGCAAAGGATGAAATCCTACTGAAGACGCCAGATACACTACTAAACGGTAAGGCAACCATGAATGTTATCAAGAGTTGTATCCCTAGCATCAAACAACCAGAGCATATCCCAGCAGTTGATATTGATACTGTATTGATATCCATCCGGATCGCCAGCTATGGTGAAGAAATGGATGTTGATTCGGAATGTCACCACTGTGGATACAGTAACACCCATGGAATAGACCTACGCAATATGATCGATGGTATCAGATGTCCTGATTATACCCAGCCATTAATAATGGAAGATGGATTGCAGGTGTTCTTTAAGCCGACCTCATATGGTGAGTCCAATTTAGCTAACATGGAGAAGTTCGAAGAAGAACGATTAATCGCAGCCATCACATCATCAGAAACCACTGAAGAAGATAAGATGATACAATTCAATAGATCATTCGAGATATTGACCGATCTAACATTGCGACTTACATTAGACTCTATCAGTCACATGACCACTCCCGATGGTGCTGAAGTAGTTGACAGGGGATTCATTCAATCATTCTTGGAGAACTGTGGAAGTACTGGCTTCGCGTTAATCAAGGATCGTATCAAGGAATACAAGGACATCATTGAGATGAAACCACTAATGATGGTTTGTGGTAATCCTGAACTGGATGAAACAGCAGAGGAAGAAAACACGCTTGTATGTAATAAACAGTACGAGACACCATTGGTGTTTGATCAGTCCCATTTTTTCGGTTAAGGCTTTTACATCTAACTAATCCACAGATCGAAGAGTACCTTGGACTCCTAGATAACGAGATAAAGGCCATAAAGAAGGGATTGCTCAAACATTGCTGGTTCATGCGAGGTGCAATCTCATATACAGAAGCCATGATGATGAGTTCAATCGAACGTAGGATCATTAGCGAGATCACAGAAGAAAATATGGAGGTAACTAAGGAATCAGGTTTGCCGTACTTCTAAGTATGGGATACAGAGGACAGTTCCGTTGCTTTTCTGGCAAAATCCCTCGCAGATAGTACTATTACATCCGTAACAGTATTGGGAGTACCACCTAGCTCCTTTATATGGAGCTTATCAGTTATATCAGGAAAATGGAAGCCCAGTTGCTCTACCTTACGCACAAATTCTAGGAACGCCCCATCTATTTCTACTTCATCTCTTTTGTTCATTATTTTTCCTTACCTCGAAGATATATTTAAGCGATTCCATCAGTAGTTATAGTAAATTATATCTCTATCTCGTTTAGGCATAGCTCTCCATTAAGAAGGAATAGCTTTTCACCATTCTTTACGTCTTACTCTATAATTCACTCTATTTGAAGGGGATATTTAAGGGGCCAGTAAGGGAATATCGCCTCTCCTGACTGTCGAGGAATAATAATATTGAAAGATACTCTCTTATATAACTGTTCGTGTAGACCTAGACATACTTCTCCCGTTCTCAGGGAGAAGGTTATGCCAGTTTCACGTTTTCGTGTGAGCCATGAACATTATAATTAAAGGCGATTCCGAGCATAACTCGGGCGAAGGCGGTTGTCCGTTAACCTTCTACTTCCAGCTTCCTACAACGGGACTGCATCATGCCGTAATTACCCAACACGAGTGTTAGCCGGTGGTTGTATCTTTTTCATCAGAGCCACCATCCTTTGTATATTCCCTAAAATTTGCTCGCCAAGCATGATCCATAGATACACGGATTTATTCGCCGGTTTTACCCGACATGCGTTCCGTATGACGCCACTTCTATAATATGAGCGGATCGTATATGGGCTTCCCTAAAGTTTGTAGATTTGCCGCGTACATCGAAAACAGGGTTTTTACATGTGTGGTTCACTCACCTAATACCCGATGTACTAATATTTGCCTGTGCTCCTAAGAGCTTTTCCCTGAACTTGGTCTCTTTGCCTGTGCTCCTAAGAGCTTTTCCCTGAACTTGGTCTCTTTGCCTGTTTCTCAGTAATGATTAAGTATAGCGAATCTTTAGGGGTTGAGTCAAGAAAAAGATTCACTTTTCATCCTCTTTCCCATTTGAACCCTTTAGACGATATCTGCCTACCATGTATTACTGCACTGGCATCGGCCCCCAATTTTCTCTTTGCCTCGGCATTGGAAGCAAAGTACTGTATAAAATTACCATCCATATCTAACTGCTTAATGCGGTGTTTGGAAGTTGGGGCGAATGTTCTACCGAAGCGAAACCCCCACCCCGAATAATCATCAAAATCGCACGGAAACACATGAACCGATATATCCCCGTTGGTCATCCAACGTTTGGTACTGGCGGCTTTATCGCTGGCCACCCGAGCGTTGGTGACGGTCAAAGGTAACCGCCCCTTTGACCACCCATCCATGATATATTGGTCAAGTTCATCTGGGAGTATGAATTTAGATTCTATCCCGTTATTAATGTGAATTCTCTTTACTCCACTATTCACACCGACAACTAATCCATTAATTACATCTGGATGTGACATCTTAAGTTTCACTATATTTCCATACGAATCTTTGTACATGGATTTACCAACACATGCATTTTTCATTTTTAATTTAGTGGCTTCACTGATTGGAGTCGTTGTGTATTTCTTACCACCTATACTTTCGTTGTAATATGTCCTATCTCCTTGATCAGTGACACTATGAATAACATCATGCTCCCATTGAAGTTCTACCTCGGCTGAATTAACTTGGCCTCTGGTGCGGTGATATGATACTATTTCTCGTTTGAAATTATCAATGCCCTCGTTCTTAATTGCCTCATGGAGAAATAATGAACTTCCCCAATAGGTTTTCCAATCCGATTCCGACCGCACTCTTCGTTTTTTACCTTTGACTTTTTGTAAACTCCAGAAGTACTTTCGCCCAATATATCGCTTGTTTGATGTTAAATTGGTGATAATATACACAAAACCCTCATATTTTCTAAGTTCATCTTCGGGAGGAGAATTCACCCATGCATCGCCATCTTTGTACTTCATTATGTGTTCCTGTGGTATGGTCGTGTTGTATTTATACACGATCACAACAAAGGAATAGTATTGAAAAATTTGATAATGGGTAAATAGAGTATGAAGATTCAAGAACTCATAGAGCCAATCGAAGAAGCATCATTCGGATATTCGAACAGCAAAGCGAAAGATGCCGTGGCATTCTATGGCAAAGCCCGCCAATCGATCCCCGGTGTTGTGGTATTCAATGATCGCGCCGGAAGTCACAGCATGCATGAGGCAACTATGTATACTGTTGCCGTCATCAAACCCAAATTAGCTCACAAGAAATACACAAAATATCGTCAATTACTACAGGGCGGCGACCTAAGTTATATGGACGCGAAAGAGTACGACAAGCTTGAAACATATCTGGACAACATACTTGTTATGTCCACCAAAAAAATAGGTGATCCATTCTGGTTGAATGATTACCCAGACGTTGCTAAAATTCATATGTTCACTGATCGTGCGAAGTTCTTCAAATTCATGACAACTGATCTCGGAATGCCATTAGCTTCCTTTACTAAATTCTTCGGAGAAGAACCAGAGGATCACACTGAGTTTGAACAGTTCCGTAACATCCGTGTGTTTTTCCCTGACAACATTCAAAAGAACAACAAGAAGAAAATGCTGGGAATGTTAGCTGATTTCGACACGATGCTGAGTGCACATGGACTGAATTATCTGTTCGATGCCACCGACATCATGTTTACCCGACTATCCGGAAAAGTTGTTGGCAAGTATATGCCATCCACGAAGGACATCCGGATTAAACCACTGGTGAAATCGTCTCACACTATCGTACATACAATCATTCATGAATACGGTCACAAGATGTGGTATGAGTTCATGCCAGACAACATCAAACGAGAAATCATTGGACAGTTCTCAGAGGTCCGTAAAGCAGGGCACTCGTACGCCAGTACATCTGATCTAGAATCTCGTAAGGACGAGCTTTTTAGTGAATTGAAAGTTGGCATGCAAGTTGATTACAAAGGACGTAAGAGAGGCTATAAACAGGCATCGCCCTTCCTCGTTCATACCATTGAACCATCAGGTAAAGTCAAATTATCATCACATCAAGACCCAAACCAGCCATACCTCAGTGGACCTGTCGGGTTTTTGTTGAACAGTCAATGGTCTATTCCAGATGTGAATACAGATTACCAAAAGTCCAACGATCATGTTGTGAAATCAGAATGGTTCCCTAGTCACTACAGCCAGACAGATGCCGAAGAATGGTTCTCTGAGTTGTTCGGGTATTATATTCTTGATATGTTGCAGGGTGAACCTGCGGAATGGATGGCGAAGATATTACGTCACGGTAAACCACAGTAAAAAAGACCCCAATGAAGGGGCCTTTTGATTACATACCGTTTTTACGATCTTGGATTTCCGCTCGACGCGATTTGCCAAGCTTCTGAAGGTCTCCTAGATTCTTCCTCGCACGTGCCGCCGACGCTTTAACGCCTTTGGTTTCGAACTTCTCACTCTCTGCGATGTATGATTCGTACGCAGCTACGATTTGCTCATGTAATGTCATTTTGTGCTCCTATGATGCTTATACTGACTATTTAGGTGGATGATCATCGGCCCAAAATAAATGACCCATCATTGTTTCGTTCAACATGTTACGTTTCAAGAAAGACTCTGGTCGGACCCACGGGTAATCTCCAAAATATCCATTGAATTTGTCTAACTTTGTATCATCCGGCCACGCATCCGAGAATGATACAGTTATTTTATGTATTGTTGTTTCCTGATGGCGTAACATGACATGAATAAGACTATCTTCATGTTCCACGCCGTATACAAATGATCCCCTCGAAATGAAGCCGTTTGCGAATGGCATAGTATCATAAAAATATCCTTCACCGGTCTCATCCGGGATGGTTAGCTTGAACCTGTCGGTGTGGTGATACTCGCCCATATTCTCCAAGAACGTAAGATAACGATCTCGTGTTTCTACATGATATTGCTCATCGCCATATTTCGCATCCATCATATTGAAAACATGAAAACCATAACCAAATGTACCAGTACAAGATAGCACAAAAGGCGATGATTGAAATAGTTGTTTCACCGATTGTTCGTCGTACTTTGTTGATATTTTTTCTATTGTGTTTGTCATTTTGTGCTCCTTATAGCATGACCTCGACCTCATCACCATAGGTCGTAAATTCGGATTCTTTGGTGACCATCAACACGTTATTAACGTTTGACATCAACTCTTCTTTGTGTGATATCAACCACACACTCTTACCACGTTCTCTTGCGAACGTCTTCAGAACTTCAAGGGTATATTGTACCCCTTGTCCATCCATCCCTGTATCCAGCAATTCATCAACGAACACTAAAGAAATTGGCTCATACAAATTCTCGTACACATCTCGGAATGCCCAACTGAGACTCATAACCAACCGGTTACGCTCACCACGCGATAGATTGCCGAAATCCTTCTCCCGACCAAGCTTGGTGATCTCCACACTCAAATCATTCTTGAACACCACCTGATGTGGTAGTCCAGTTTTCTCTAAGTATGAATCTAATCGTGTGTTCAAGAACGCAAGGTTCTGTTCCACAATCTGTTTACGAATGAAACTATCCTTGTTCACCAGAAGCTTCAATAAGAACTCCTGATGATCTTTCAACGCTGTCATCTCATCGAGCTTATCGAAGCTGACTTCTTCCAATGCGGCTTCTGTCATCTCATTGATCTGTTCAGTGTAAGGATCGGGTTCGTCGCTTAATTTAATAAGTTGCTTCTCGCAGTGCGTAACTGAGACGCGATGTTCTGTCGCCTCAGATTCTTTCGAGTAAATCGTGGTTGGGGGAACGTCTCCAAAAACTCTGTGTACAAACTCAGGGAGAGTATGCTCAACAATACTGCCTCGGACGATGATAGATTCATCGGGCCTGTCATTCTCCAATTTGGCGTCGAACTCGTCCACGATGGGTTCCCCGACCGTGGGTAGTTCATACTCTTTCCGCTTCCTCGCACAGTCTTCTTCCAGCGACACGCGGGTGTCAGCATATTCCTTGATTTTTTCGTCATCATGTACCTCTTGACCACACTCAGGACATTTGTTTTCCAATGCGGTGGTGTGTTTCTCCATTGCGGATTGGAGTTCTCGCTCAAGATGATCTAATTCTTTTTTGAGAGCAGCATGCTCTCGTTGTGATTCTTTGTATTCACGTTGCTTATCATTCTCCGCACGTTCATGCTCTTCGCGCTTGCGCTCATGTTCAGCAACTGCCTCATTGTAATCTCGTTGTTGTTCTTGAACGGCAGCATCGAAGGTGCGTTGTTCTTCTCTGACTTCTTCATCGTATGCACGTGTGATCTCTTTCACAACGTCCTGATGCTCACGATATCTATCATCCTCGGCCAACTCATGTTGTAGTGCCTTGGCTTTATGATCAGCCAATGCCACATGTGCCTTCAGTTCAGCTTCGATGTCAATCTCATTGAGTTCTTCGAGAAGCGTTGCTACCTCATCAATGTCCTTGTTGTGTTGTGTAGTCCATACTGATTGCCTACGTTTAAGGCCATCGATTTGTTCTTTGATCTTCTCGTTAGCTTCGCGCAAAGCATTCACTCGATGCTCTTCGGCTTGGATATCGCCCTTGGTTTCTTTCACCAATGCTTTCAGTTCCTCGGCCTTATCACTTAACATAGTGATACCAAGAAGCTGTTCAATGATCTCTCGTTGATCTGCCGCCTTCATCTTCAGGAAAGGTTCGTTCTCAGAACTCAGCACAATGATGTGCTTAAACATATCATATGACACACCAATGACGTTGTTGATCATCTGTTGGGTTTCTCTCGAATCCCCTTGCGATTCGTCTTCGGAAATTTCGTTCTCGTCAGCGGTGAACTTCAGAACATTCGGCTTACGGCCACGTTCAATATGATAAGACACTCCATTGACTTCGAAGTCAACCGTCACCAACATATTCTTTTTGTTGATGTCATTGATCATCATATCAACCTTCTTGATTGGTGTCAATGGTTGACCATACAACGCATAGCACAGTGCATTAACGATAGTGGTCTTGCCTGTACCGTTACGTGCGCTGGCATCATCACCGCCTTGATCAAGGTTTTCGCCTAGGACTAAGGTCAAATCGTTGTTCGAGAACACTATGGCTTGGGTTTGTGAACCCACTGACATAAAGTTCTTGACGGTCATGTGGTTAATGGTTGTTGTCATGATTGCCCTAATTTCAGATAGATGCTCAACAGTTGGTCTTTATCGTACTGTTCGCTATCTATGTTTGTTAACTGTTTCACTACGATCTCATCAACTGTTTCGAAACTGATGTCACCCTCGAACTCATGTTCGGTGATATCTTCCTTGGATGGGATGAACACCAGTTCACGGAGATCGTACTGATTGATCATCTCTTCCTTCAGGAAGATTGACTCTTCGTATGTCATTTCGATATCGATGGTACACCGTGCATATGTATTCGGTGAGAGATATTTGTCTGGGTCTTCTTCAAGGTCAGACATTTTAAATACGCGATACTTGGGAGCGTCGGGCCATGACTTGTGAGTAATGTCACCTCCAAACTCTAAAATTGTTATGCCCCGTTCGTCATCCCAAGCATCACCGTAATTGTGTGGGAACGCATTCCCGATGTATGTAATGTTCTGCTGTGTCTGTCGTTTATGAAAGTGTCCTGAGAACACGTGTTGAACGTTAGCCAAATCTTCCTGCTGGAGTTCTCCGGTGTCTGGCATACGGACAGCCGCATTCATCAAGAAGTATGGCAACTCGAAGTGTCCAAAGATGTAAGTCGATGTGATCTTCTTGAGTTCTTTATGATCCTCGCCGACCAACCATGGAGTGAAGGTAACATTGCCCTCGGTATAGAAGTCGTTCATGATCTCTACGTTTTCGTACTGGGATGCCCACTTCAATGAATGGATATCACGTCGATCTTTGTAATAGATGTCATGGTTGCCGGGAATAAAGAACACCCGCTTGAATGCTTTGGATAGTTTACCCAATGCTTCGATGCTGTAATTCAACGTAGCGATATTGATATTCGATCTAGTGTTGTGCCAATCTCCCGTGAAGATACAGGTATCACACCCCTGTGTTTCTGCTTCGGAGATCGCCCAATCAATGAAATCGGAACAGTCTTTATTATGTGTGTGACTGTTCCCTTTGTATCCAAAGTGGAGATCAGTGAACACCATCGCTTTGTCGAATAAGTTATCCATTATGTATTATATGTGATCTGGTCGTCTTACGTCAACTTTTTCTTTCGCTTGCTTGGTTTCACAGCATCATCGGCGTCTTGAAACGAATCAACAACCTTCTTTGCTTTGGCCTTGGGCTTCGGTTTAGGCTTCATCGCAGGTTTCCTTGCGCCCGGTCCATACTTCAGGACCAGACCGGGTGATGGTGGTTCTACCATACTCTCATCGAACATATCGTTCTTGAACTGTCGGGTATAACTCGGGGTCAAGTCGTTCATCTCCAGTATATCATCTCGGATGGACTGGCCTTTAGACTCTAGGTTGAATACTCGGGTGAATGAGTTACTCATCGCTGCAGTATAATATGCGAATGGGTTCTGACTTTTGTGCTCATCGAACTGTAGCCCGATCTGTACCAGTTGCAGTAGTGCTTGGGATTTCATCTCATCGTTGTATGTATATCCACGCCAGTTACCACGGGTTCCGTATCGTTCGCATAATTTCATGAACATATGGGATAGGGTGTCCGTGGTGTTGCCATGATCTTTAGAAAAGTGCCCATTTTCCATGCCACCTACCCAATGTGACTTACCGATACATACCAGATTGTCATCCTCATCGTATTTGAAGTGTTGAAATGGTGTGTAGTTCAGCTTTGTATGGTGATCGGCCACGGTTTTCGGGTTCTTTTTACGACCGGGTTCCAGTGGTATGTGATCGAATGTCAGCACACGGAAGATAACCTCATGTTTCTTGATCTTCTTCCAGTTAGGTTGTACTTCTTCTAGTTTAATCCTCTTACGGTATGCTTCGTAGTGTTGTTCTTGAATTCCCTTGCCGATCCGTTCTGTTTGGTTACGTTTAGCGAGGGCAGTGCTCCGGAGGTTGATTTTATCCATGCCTTCTAAGATGATATCGTAGTTATGAGAGTCTTCTTCTAGGTAAGAACAGTAAGAGTTCTTGCTTTTCGCGATTTCTAGTAGTAAATCTCGGTTGTTAAGGTACTTTCTTCGTGCGGCCATCAATAATCCTTCAAAATACAGTCATAAACGATTGTACTGTATTTATAATATACGTATATTATAGCATGAATAAATACAAGTACACAACTTTTTATTGAGGAAGTAATAAATGAGTCTACCAACTGGACCACAAGAAGTAAGTCTGCTGCAGGATGTGGCCACCAAACCGGCAGAATTATTCTCTGCTGACGAAATTAATGTATTCGACGGTGCCGCCAGTGCGTTCAATCAAGGTAGAGATGCGATGACGGCTGGTCTTGATGCCGTGGCAAAATCCGGTGTTACTCCTGCAAGTCTGGTCGATTCGGTTTCGGCATTGGGTGTCAATTTAGAGCGTGACCTTCGCCTCATCGGCCAAAAACTAAATATTGGCGCAATCTTCAAAACACCTACAATGGGCATCAATATACCAAACGCCCCTACTGCAGTGACGCCTTCTGCTCCGGGCGATGAGTGGCGCGTACGATTGACGACTAAATCCAGTGTGATACAAGGCAACGGTCATCCGAGTGACCTTATGCACCTACTGAGAGATCGGGGTGGGTTCATATTCCCGTTCACGCCTACCGTAACATTCACGTCTGCGGCAAACTACGATCAGCTAACACCAACACATTCGAACTTCCAGTTCAATTCGTATCAAAGTTCACAAGCATCAGAGATCACAGTGACTGGTGATTTCACCGCGCAGGATGAAGAGCAAGGCAAGTATTTTCTTGCAGTGTTGCATTTCTGCCGTACGGTTACCAAGATGTTTTATGGTCAAGATCCGAATGCTGGTACCCCGCCTCCTATTTTGCATCTCGCAGGTTATGGCGATGGCCTGTTGCCAAGCATTCCATGTGTGATGTCGAACTTCATGGTACAACTAGACCCCAATGTGGATTACTTTCCTGTGAATGTCAATGGTAGTGTAACGTGGGTTCCTACCGAAGTGAACTCATTCAGTGTCACGTTATTGCCTACATATTCACGTACAAACATTTCTCAGAACTTCAGCTTACAAGAGTTCGCCAAGGGCAACCTTGTGAATAAAGGATTTATCTAATGGCCGAATACGCTTCGAATTCTTCTTATGCATCCACCGGCCAGTTCGGTGAATTCTTGGATGTGTGGACACCCCAAGATTTCCCAGCACAAGCTGACGATTCGCAATACACCATTCAGAGCGTATACGAATACCGACCTGATTTGTTAGCTGGTGATTTATATGGAGATGCTGGATTGTGGTGGGTATTTGCTATTCGTAATCCCGACGCATTGAAAGACCCGTTGTGGGATTTCAGTACAGGCACCACTATATTTTTACCTAAAAAGCCAACACTCGATCTGTATCTAGGATAGTACATGGCATTATCTGAAGCACAAGGTCAACTGTTAAGAGCAAATCAAAGTTTCGGCGCAGCATTATTCCAAGCTAATGCAGCCGGTACGCCGCTTTCATTGCACCAACAGTACACGACAAAGCTTGACATCACGCTTGACCAGCTACTTGATAAGATTCAAGTCACTGGCTCATCCCTAGATGGTGGCGAGTTTATCATAAAGCCTCAACTTTCACAGGCCAATAGGTTAACCCCATTACAGAAGAAGCATCTCGCCGACCCGAAGATGGCGATAGATCAAACCAAAATCGTATCACCAGATCAGTTCGAGGATTTTGATACGGACTCGGACCTTCACGGCCCTACCGTAACCCAACCTAAGATAGTCAATGATAAGCTGACTGAGACCTTTGTGGCCTTGCCACCAGCACAGTCCGGTGCCTTCCACAGCGAAGTAGAGTCGGGCGGCGGTAGTGCGAAACCATCTGCGAAACAATCTAAAACCAAAACCCCGCCCCGACCCAACAAATTACATGCGTATGCGAACTACACTTATCGAATCGAATGGCATATCCTGACGATTGACGATTACAACAATATCATTGAAAACAATGTGTATGACTCTCAGGGCAACAACTCAATTCTAATGGCTACTGGCGGCATCAACAATGCTGATCGTAATCAAAAGTTCCCGTATGATTTTTATATGGACAATTTTGAAATAGAAACTCTTGTCGGTTTGAACAAGCACATAAAGGCATCAAACGCGACAAGCATATCATTTACGGTAACCGAACCATATGGCGTAACATTAATTGAACGATTGATATTAGCAGCGGCACAGGCGGGGATCAAGGCCAGCGTGGTTCAACAGCCATATCTATTGAAGATATATTTTCAGGGATACAATGATGACGGTGACTATAAAAAGATCACCGAAATTCCCGACAAGATGATCCCGTTCAAAATCACAGCACTGGAACTTAATATTACTGCAGCCGGTGCCACGTACGAAATCGGTGGTGTTCCGTATCATGACGCTGCATTAGAAGACATTGATGCATATGTGCCATATGAAATGGAGATCGAATCAGATAACATCAAGAAAATGCTAGGTGATGGTGGCAAAGTGATCACGGTTATTAAATCCAAATCACCTAAACGGACAGTAGAACTTACAGAGGACTTAGGCGGAATTAGAAGTGGAACTCATACGGTCGAGGGTGCCAAGGAAGAGGTAGAGCAACGCACCAATGGTTTGGTGGAAATCGTTAACAAATATCAACGAGAACTAGTGGAGAAGGGGAAGCAAGAACACGCGGACATAATCGCATTCAAGTGGGATGAGATATTTACCGACGACAAAGTTAAAATGATCCCATGGAAAGAGTACCAAGCACTGGCATCAAAGGAAATGTTTAAAAACATCCAAGAAGCAAGTCTCAGTAATGTGTCAAATACCTTCTCGCCAACCAAATTAAATTCATCTAAGTATCTCATCCCCAAAGACAAGCCATTTTTGACGATTGTGGATAATTTGATGAAAACAACGGAATATGCTAGACAGCAATTGAAAGAGTTTGAAAATATCCAGAAAGACCAAAAGGTGAAAAATCCTAATGTACTGAAATGGTGGAAGATTATCCCTATTGTGAAACTTGGTAAGTGGGATCAGCGTCGTAACAAATATCAACGAACAATTACGTACACGATTACCCCATATGAAATTCGTGGATTGAATAGTACAGAAGTTCCATTGTCTGACATCACCCCAACCAAAGCATACAATTATCTATACACTGGTGACAATCAAGACATCCTTGAGTTCAACATCAACATAAACGCAATGTATCAACAATCAAAGGCGGTTACCATTGTGAATGTGGATGGTGAATTGTTGGTCGAAAACCAACTTCTCGAAAAGAAAACACCAAAATCAGCTACTACAACTGCCTTTTCTAATCCCCCGACTACCATCTCATTGATGAAGGCAACCGATATTTCGAACGCGGATAAAACCCGTGATGCTATCGAAACCATTGCCACGCAGTTGTATAACCAATCATCACAGGCCGATTTCATTACAGCTAATTTCCAGATTATCGGCGATCCCGATTTCATCAAACAGGATCAGTTGTTTTATGGTCCGAACAAATTACCCAAGGGCAAGCTCCCCGGTGAATCTATCCCATTCGACACAGGGGATCAATTCGCGGATATCAACATACTTACTCCTGCCGGTATTGACCCATTGACGGACGAAATGAAAGTGTCCGGAAAAAATACAAGAAGTATCTTTGGTGGGGTATATAAGATCATGGGCGTTGTTAATCAATTCATGAGTGGTAACTTTACACAACAGATAGAAACTGTTCGCGTGAACAATCAAGAGGGTGACGCCACTCCTACAGAAGCGACTAACCTTTCGGTTAAAACAAAGGAAATTATTGACTCTGGGCTGGGGGATTATCCAACATGAACGGATCAAGTAACATCCACATTGGTATTATTAAGAACAACATCGACCCACAGCGTCTCGGTAGAGTACAAGTGTATATTGCCGGTCAAGGCGGTCTTGATCCAGACTCACCTACGAACTGGAAAACAGTATCGTACTGCCCTGTGTATTATGGCAGAACCCCTGGTGATGCCGGTTCAACCGCAGTTGATGACTACACCAACAAACAAAGCTATGGTATGTGGTTCGTAACACCTGACATTGGTGTAAAAGTTCTATGTATTCTAGAAGATGACAAGTTTGGTTTCTGGTTCGCATGTGTGCCTGATGTTCATAACCTCCACATGATCCCAGCTATTGGCGGCTCACCTGATAATACCCCAGCAACATCTGGATTAGCAGCGAAGGCCGTGGGCCTCGGCAAAACCGATGGTGGCAACGGACTGCCCGTGATCGAATGGAATGACAAGATATCGGCCAATCGTCGCAATGTTTCGTGGATGGGGATCAAAAAACCAGTCCATGAAAAGCAAGCAGAGATTCTACTGGAACAAGGACTAGAGAAAGACCCCAAACGTGGTGTTATATCCAGTTCAATCCAACGTGAGACTCCTTCGGCAGTGTTTGGTATCAGTACCCCCGGACGAACAGACCCCGACGAGAAGACCAGAGCAAAGACAATACCAGCCAAGCCAATCAAAAGCCGTGAAGGCGGTCACACTTTCGTGATGGACGATGGCGACGTGAACAACAAGAACCAAATGTTCCGGCTACGATCCGCATCGGGTCATCAACTTATGATGAACGATACTGAAGAGATCGTGTACATCGGCAATGCCAAGGGCACAGTATGGCTACAGTTCCACAATAATGGTGAGCTTGAGTTGTACAGTGAAGGGGATATGAGCATCCGAACCAAAGGAAACTTCGAACTTCACGCGGACCAAGACATGAATGTCAATGTTGGTGGTGTATTCAAATTGAATGCGGACAACGGGATTGAATTAGAAACAGCAATGCATATGAATACGTATGTCAATGATGATATAAAAGTAACAACAAAAGGTTCACATCATCTAAATGTGCTAGGAGAAACAAACACTTACAGTGTGGGTGACATCAATAATACCAGCACGGGCGACATAAGAAACCAAGCAGCCAACATACACACAAACAGTGGCGCTGGCACACAGGCATCAGAAGTATTTAACATGACGAAGGTTGATTTGGCTGATACCAGCAAGATCAGTGATGTATGGACATCCGAGCCAGCAAAGATACTGCAAACTATCGTATCAAAGGCCCCAACTCACGAGCCATTTGCCGATCACTCTTAAAATTTAGAGATCAGGGACAGATATGTCACGTTTGATTGGTCTTTTACGTACAGGTTGATACAATATCGATCTTTTGAATCCTTTTGGACCCAGCCAGCACCCCAATCGAAGTCAGAATCTCTGAAATCCTCAATAGTCGTCGGCCATTTGTAGTTGTATCCCAAGCGAGATTCCAGCAATGCTCTGATTGCAGGTTCCGTGTTCTGATTCAGGTCAGTCGCGGCCCACCCGAGAAGATGTACCTTCCAATCGAGTTTAACCACAACCCGCCACACACCATGGCGCTTACCTGTTTTGAGTATTTTCATGATCATAACATATCATACTCATATATTTTGTCAAGTAATATACGTATATTATTACGGGACTAAATACAGTATGGCAATATTCAATGGATTTAGCAGTCGTATCCGTAAGAACAAATTTGGTCTTTCCGACTTCGACTTAGTGAAACAAGACCTGACAAATCATTTCAACATCCGCAGAGGTGAAATGTTGATGCATCCCAACTTCGGAGTCGGTGTATGGAACTTGTTGTTTGAACCATTTACATCAGAAATCAAAGAAGCAGTTATGGATGATATCAGACAAGTTATTGATAACGATCCAAGGGTATCATTGACTCAAATGGTTGTTCAAGAATATGAACACGGAATTCAAGTAGCAGTTGATATATTTTATGTAAATCTGGACTCATCAGACACACTATCGTTGCAATTCGACAGAACAGAAGGACTGTTGACATAATATCCATACATTATACGGATAATAAATACATTAAACTAAGGTTCTATCGATATGGCAAGCAGCACGACTAGTACAAGACAATCACAATTATTTGGAGTACAAGATTGGAAGAAAATCTATACTTCATTCAGAGAAGCTGACTTCCAGAGTTACGACTATCAAACTCTGAGGAAGTCAATGATTGACTACCTGCGTAACTACTATCCAGAAGATTTCAACGATTACATCCAATCTTCCGAATACATCGCCCTGATCGACCTGATCGCATTCTTGGGCCACAGCATCGCCTTCCGTGCTGACCTGAATACCCGTGAAAACTTCTTGGATACCGCCGAGCGTAGAGACAGTGTGCTCCGTTTGGCTAAATTGGTTAGCTACAACCCTAAACGTAACATCGCCAGCACCGGCCTATTGAAGATCGATAGCATTTCAACCACAGAGTCAGTGACCGATCCATCTGGTAACCTGTTGACCAATGTTCCAATTTTCTGGAATGATTCTAGTAATACCAACTGGTTTGAACAGTTCATCACTATTTTGAATTCATCCATGGCCAGTTCCCAAAAATATGGCAAACCAGCTAACTCACAACTAGTGAATGATATCCAGACGGATGAATACAATTTTCAGCTACCGACCGGTACTAACCCAAGATTGCCCATTTCAACTACGGTTGATGGCGCATCCACCTCATTCGAAATTGTTAGCGGAACAACAGTTGACAAAGAATTCATTTATGAAGATGAGCCACAACCGGCATCATCATTCAATGTGTTGTATCGCAATGATAAGCTAGGAAACACCTCAAACAATACTGGCTTCTTCTTCTATTTTAAACAGGGAACCATCGAAGAGTTGGATTTCACCATCGAAGAAGCAATTCCTAACCGTATCGTAAATTTTGATGTCACTGGCATCAACAACGATGATGTGTGGCTGTACTCTCTGGACTCCAATGGTGATCCAGATGACTTGTGGACACGTGTACCTGCCGTGACAAACAGCAACGTTATCTATAACACGACCTCCGATGTGACCCGTACCTTGTACTCTGTCAACAGTCGCGAAGACGACAAGATTGATTTGGTATTCAGTGATGGTGTGTTCGGTGAAATTCCTGTCGGAAACTATCGTTTGTATGCAAGAAAATCTATTGGCATTGCACAACGTATCACCCCTGATGAAATGGAATCACTTCCTATCAACATCAGTTATGTTAGTCGCTCCGGACGTTTAGAAACCATTAGCTTCAATGCGTCGTTGAAGTCTACTGTATCCAATTCACGCGGTGCAGAAACTCTTGACGAGATCAGATTGAATGCTCCACAGGAAGCATACACACAGCATCGCATGGTGACCGGCGAAGATTACAACATCCTACCCTTCACCACGTTCAGTACCATTACCAAAGTGAAAGCGGTTAACCGTACATCATCTGGTATCAGTCGTTTCTTGGATGTGAAAGACCCAACAGGGAAGTATTCATCTACCAATATTTTCGCCGATGACGGATTGGTGTACAAAGAAAAATCTGACTTGACATTTACGTTTGAATGGATCACCGCGAGTGATATCACGAATGTCATCCGTAATCAAATTGAGCCAATTCTACGCGGCACCGAGCTTAACAACTTCTACCTTCAGGAGTTTTCACGATATTCTTTGACTGAATCAACAGCGGTATCGTTGACATGGAATCAACAGACATTCACGACCAGTCAATCCACGGGTTACTTCACTAATTCCACAGGGGATGTTTCCGCTATTGGCGCAACGGTTACAAACAACAGGCAATATCTATTAGAGAATTCGTTAGTGAAATTTGAGCCACCATCTGGCTACCACTTCATGGAAGACGGATCATTGATGGCCGGTACTACGATCCATACCGGTTTCAAGTCCGAACTATGGGCAGCGATTGTTAGTGTAGATTCTGACGGAACCACATTAGCCGGAACAGGTGTTCTGGCAGACAACACTGGTGCAACCACCATATCGACTATTGTTCCTACTGGTGCGATCCCAACAGAGATCATTGTTCCGTGGGTAAATGATTTTCCTATTGCGTTGGAAACATCGATCATTACTAACGTATCATTGAACAAAGACTTTGGTCTAAGGTTCGACACTGATACACAGACATGGATAGAGATCACTGCCGCCAATTTGAATACAGGTGCTGAATTTTCACAGGGATATGAAGGCGACACTTCTGAAACAAGTTTGGATGCGAGTTGGTTGATCATGTTCCGTACCGATGGTTCCACATATACAGTGTCCTACCGAGACCTTTCTTATTTTTACGAATCGGCGTTGGAAACACGGTTTCACTTTGAACCAGACCTGAAAATTTATGATCCAAAAACGGGTAAAACGATTAAGGATAGCATTAAGATATTGAAAATTAATACTGCACCAGATAGCACCGATAGTTTGGGCGTTGACAAGACGCTTGAGATTTATGATGCAGTGGTCGAAGCAGACGGCTATTCAGATGACACTAAAGTGAAAATCAAATCAATCGATTCGGATGATGATGGCATTGCAGACAATCCAGATTTCTTTGCTGAACTGGTCGCGCCAATGGTCAGTCCTACCACCAAGTTAATATTCTGGAAAAAATACATTGATGGCAATAACTTCGAGAGATGGGCAGTTCAGGACTCGGGCACGGTAAACTCTACGTATGCCACACTCGCAATTCTTGAGTTGAACAAATCCTCATACAACGATGGCCAAGTGTTTTACGCAACCACAGATGAGAAGTTCTATGTGTTGTCAGTTGTTGGCAGCACCAGAACATTGACTGAATCGCTGGAGTACAAACAACGCACTGGGCGTCAAGACTTCATGTTCCAATACAAGCACAACAGTCCGAACTCTCGTAGAATTGATCCATCCCCTGCGAATATCATTGATCTATATATCTTGACGGCTGGGTACAATACCTCGTACCGAAACTATATTCAGGATACGACTAACACAGTCACCGAGCCAGAAGTTCCGACAACAACAGAACTATCAAATGATTACAACTCCTTGGAAGATTTCAAATCTATCTCTGATACTATTGTTTACAATTCGGCATCATTTAAGCCATTGTTCGGAACAAAATCAGACACACAATTACAGGCATCGTTCAAAGTGGTAAAAAACACGAAAGAAAATATCACAGATAACGAAGTTAAAACGCGACTGATCGCAGCGATCAATGAATACTTTGCTGTAGATAATTGGGATTTTGGTGACACATTCTATGCTTCAGAATTGATCACGTATTTGCATAACGAACTTACGCCATATGTAAGCTCTGTTGTACTGGTGCCAACAGCACCTGACCAAGTGTTTGGATCATTGTATCAGATCACCGCACAACCGAATGAAGTATTTGTTAGTGCAGCAACGGTGGATGATGTAGAGATCATCGACTCATTGACTGAGGCTAAACTGCGAGCAAATGGTGAAATTGTCACCTCAGTAGGAACACAAGATGTTATCACATCTGGTGCATTAGGGGCTTAATCGTGGCACGTAGAACAGTCAATTTTTTACCTAACTTTTACCGAACTGACGCAAACGAAAAATTCCTGAACGCAACTCTGGATCAACTAGTTAGCGAACCAAACCTGAAAAAGGTTGGTGGATACATCGGTCGTCGGGACGCTAGTACGTTTAAAGCAGGAGATAGTTATATCTCCGAGCCATCAGCGGCACGTACGAATTATCAGTTAGAACCGTCTGTGATCTCGAAGAACAGTACCACAGGTAAGATAGAACATATTGGTATATACACTGATATGATCAATCGTATCAAATATCATGGTGGCAACACAACCAACCACGACATTTTGTTCAACAACGAATACTATGGCTTTGGTGAAATCATCGATACAAATAAGTTAGTGAACTTTAGCCAATACTATTGGCTGGCTGATGGACCGGACGTAGTTGATATCTTTACAGGTTCGATAGACCTCACCAAAGACTTCAACATAACACGCAACGCAACTGATCAGAATTATACAATACTCGGCGAAACTGGTATAAATCCTGAATTGATTCTGGCACGTGGCGGAACATATACCTTCAGGGTAGCTCAAGATAGCAATAACTTTTGGATTCAAACAGAACAGGGCATTGATGGACAACTAGATACTTCACCGAATATCAGCACTCGTGAAGTGTTTGGTGTGACAAACAACGGCGACGATGTGGGCGAAGTAACCTTCACTGTGCCTGAAAATGATGCCCAAGATGATTTCGTGCTGATGACAAAGGTAGATGATGTTAATTTAGCAACAACTATTCCATTCAAGGATTTGGCCAACCAAACATATGATAACCTTATCACTAACTACGGCGGCATTGACGGCCTTCAGAACATTGATGGTAAAACTATGGTGTTTGTTGGTGATTTTGTTGAGTCAGATTGGCAAGCAGAAGGCATCTTTGATTTAGACCCATTTGATCAAATCGATTTCGACCAAACGCAAAACATTCCAGTGGCACAACGCACCGCGATATTCCGTATCACGTTGGTGAGTAATGGCGACACAGAAGTGGTTCGTATAACATACGAAACTGACATTCCACAAGAACAAAAGGTAACGGTCACCGAAGGTGATGTGTACTCCAATCGTGAAATATGGCATGACAACTTCAATAAGCTTGACCTTGTTCCTATTATCACTGCGAACCTTAATGTACTGTATTACCACGATGAAAACAATGCATTACTGACAGGTGTTATTCGTCTAGTAAACATCGCCGAACCATTGATAATCGATATTGAGAATGATATTTTGGGTAAGCCATTCTACACTGCGCCAAATGGGGTTGTGTTCACTAATGGTCTTAAGGTTAAATTTGACTCATTCGTGATCTCATCGACCTACGTGAACAATGAATATTACGTGGAAGGAGTGGGTGACAGTATCCGCTTAGTCGATGTGAGCACACTGACCATCTACTCGGCAGAACCAGCGGATAAAAACTATTTCACTATCAATCGTTCAAGTCCAGACGGCAACCAATGGTCTCGTGAGAACCGATGGTTCCATGAACAGGTGATTCAAGATACTGCCACATACAATAAAACCACCTTCACTGTGGACCAATCTGAAAGAGCTACACGTCCTATTGTGGAATACAAACCTGATATCAAATTATTCAATTATGGTTATACACAAAGAGGTGTGGTTGATTTAATCGATACAATTGAGGTCGATGCGCTTTCAAATTTCAACGGATCATTCGGTGGGTATATCGATGGTGTAGTGGTTACTGATGGAATGTCCGTGATCTTCTCTGCGGACACAGACGCAACAGTGGTTAATAAAATTTACCGCATCGACTTTGTTGACCCACAAAAAGACAGTGCATTAGAAGTTCAAATGGTTGAGATCGGTACTGTCGTTGATGGTGATGTGGTAGTGGTATCAAATGGTCTTTCCTCTATTGGGAAATCGTACTGGTTTGATGGCACTGATTGGTCATGGGGCCAGCCAAAAACTACTGCAAACCAAGAACCATTGTTTGATGTATTCGACCAAGATGGAAACAGCTTCGGAGAAATCTCCGTGTATCCGTTGAGTAGTTTCGTTGGATCAAAATTAGTTAGCTATGATCGCGGCACCGGAAACAACGACGAGGTTCTCGGCATTCCGATAGCACACAGAAACATCAATAACGTTGGTGATATTTTGTTCGAAAATTATTTCGAAACAGATACCTTCGTGTATCTGAGCAATGACACCAGCACCACTCGGGTAATTAACGATGGATTTATTAAAAAATTCAGTAGCCCAACAGCGTACACTCGACTGAATATGTGGTCTAAGGTTAAAGAAGAAACTGCCCAATTCCAATCGTTTTCATACATATCTGATGGCGGCTTCGATTACGGAATTGATCAGGAACCCAAAGCTCACTCACTGAACAACATTAAGGTTTGGGTGGATAATGTATATCAGACCAATGACAAATACACCATTGAAAATGTAAGCGACACGTGGATTGTTCGTTTCGTAACTGCACCAATATCATTGGCCAAGGTGGACATCAAGGTGTATGCCGCCCTACCAATTGCATCGTCATATTATAACATACCGGATAACCTAAATCTAAACGCATTGAATGACACCCTTAGTGAGTTCACCTTGGGCCAGCTTCGAAATCACGTAACAAAAATCGCAACAAATGTTCCTGATTTTTCTGGTACCCAACCTGGTAACAACAATCTGCGCGACCGTCTGTATCAAACATCGGGCGGCACCATCTTGCAGCACAGTGCGCCATTGACCTTGCCACTAACCCTGTTGACTGACCCAATAAACGATATGATTGAGTCTCTACGATACAATCAATTGACGTACGAAAATTTCAAACACATGCTGATTGATAAAATGTTCAGTATGGATATTGTTGGGTTATCGTTCTCGGATGCAATCGATGCAATTCTAGAAGAGATTGATGAAATCAAAGATGCGTCATTCCCTTTCAACTACACTGACATGATAGCCCACGGCAACGATGTCACCTTAAACACATGGACTGTTGTTAACCCGAATGATAAAGAATATGAATACGGCACCATTCTAGACATGACGGTCGCCTCGAATCGTGGTGTACTTGTATACCTAAACGGTGTTCAATTGTTCCACGAACGTGATTACACTTTCTTGACGACAAGATCGGCAATTAAGGTAGATACCTCAGTGACCTTGGCATATGGTGACACGATTGTTGTTAAAGAATACGACAACACAGATGGAAGTTTTGTGCCAGCGACCCCTACCAAGTTAGGAATGTGGCCTAAGTTTGAGCCAGAAAAGTTCACCGACGATACATACGTCACACCTATTGACGTGATCAGAGGACACGACGGAAGCATAACTATTGCATTCGGCGATTTCCGTGATGACTTGTTATTAGAATATGAGACCCGCGTATACAACAACATCAAGACTACGTTTGATACCTCGCGTATTGATTTCACTGATATTGTTCCGGGCAAATTCCGCAACACCGAGTTCACGTTGGCCGATGTGAATAACATCCTCGGACCTAATTTCCTGCAATGGACAGGCGCACACCATTTGAACTTCACAACACAAACTGGCTTCAACTCTTCAGATAGGTTCACGCTGAATTATAGTGAGTTTGGTGATCGCATTGATGGAGAGCTTCTGATAGGAAACTGGAGAGGTATCTATCGATATTTCTATGACACCGAACGCCCACACACCCATCCATGGGAGATGCTGGGACTGACTATCAAGCCAACTTGGTGGAACACTAGATACGGTCCAGCACCATACACCTCTGGTAACTTGGTTCTATGGAATGATTTGAGAGATGGTAAACTATATACCGATGGCACCGGATCAACATACTCAGTGTTGGCCAATTACACACGTGCAGATTTGCTAACAGTCATTCCTGTTGATACCGTAGGAACATTACTATCGCCATTGGAGTCTATTGTCAAGAACTTTAATTCCACCTTCGTACAACAACCTTATGAATTTGGCGATGTCGGACCAACTGAGAGCGCATGGCGCAGATCAAGCATGTATCCATTTGCTATGCAGATGGTGTATGCGCTTACGCAGCCAGCAAAATTCTTCGGTCTGAATATCGATATAGATGAATACTCTTACGATACTGCGTATGGACAATGGGTAACCTCCGAGGGTAAACGTTTTGTGCTGTCCGACATCACAGTATCGGGCGAAACCATTAATGGAGTGATACAACGAAACCATTCATATTTGACATGGATCGCTGATTACATAACCAACTTAGGATATGATCGCGGAACACAGCTAGGTGATAGATTACGAGATATGACACTTCAGTTATCATACAAGATGGCTGGCTTCAGTGATAAGAAATATCTAAAAGTGTTAGCCGAGCACAACGCCCCCGACACCTCTAACACAGCCCTGTTCGTGCCTGACGAAGATTATAATGTATCGCTATTCAAAACAAAATACATCGATAAAATAACATTGAGTGCGATCATTGTCGAAAAGCAAACCAATGGATGGTCGATCTCTGGATATGATACCAAGAATCCATTTTTCACTATCATTCCTAGTATCGAAAACAGCAACAATTATGTCACGGAAGTGGGTAGCCAGCGCGGTATCATATATCGTGATTATGCGCAATCCACGGCCACTGTACAATACGGTCATGAATTCAAATATCCACAAGATGTGTTTGACTTCTTGATTAGTTACGGTAGATATTTGGAAAGTTTTGGTTTCATCTTTGACGGATCAATTGGTGATGCTAGAAGTTCGGTTGCCAAGGACTGGGTATTGGCTGGGAAAGAGTTCTTATTCTGGTCCCAACAGGAATGGGCAGCAGGGTCGGTGATTGCATTATCTCCGTATGGCTCTGAAGTAAAACTGTCTCGTCTTGACAAAACCATTGTAGATGAAATTCATAACAACAGCTTTTCTTCCCGCGTATTGGATGTGAACTTCAACACCTTAAGAAACGAGGACTATCTTGTCAAGCGTATCGATAATGTGTTTGAATTAAAGATTTTGAACGATGCCCCTATTGGGCTATTGGACATCAGTACTGCACAGTTTGAACATGTTCTTGTTTTCAACAACATCACTGTATTCAATGATGTATTGTTTGAACCAGCATCTGGTAACAGACAAGATCGTCTGAAACTTATCGGGTACAAAACGTCTTGGAACGGTAATCTATCCGCGCCAGGATTTATATACAATGAAGACAACATTTTAGAATGGGCAAAGCTGACTGATTACAAGAAGGGTGATCTAGTAGAATACAAAAGCAAGTTCTATTATTCCAAGGCAGACGTAATTGGCTCTATTGATTTCAACTTCGCGGAATGGCAAAACGTTCCCGCCAACGAAATAAAAACTGGATTGTTGCGTAACCTATCTAGTTCAGCAGCAGAGTTTGCAGGGTTTTATGATACCGATATAGTCAATCTTGAAAACACAACGGACATCTTCGGCAAAGGCTTGGTCGGGTATCGCAACCGTGATTATTTACGTGATCTTGGCTTGGCTGATGTATCGCAAGTAAAATTCTATCAAGGTTTCATCAAAGAAAAAGGTACCAAAAATGCGTTGAACAAATTGTTCCGTGCTAAGTTGGAACAGTTCAGTGGTGAGATTGATATCTTTGAAGAGTTCGCGTTAAAATCGGGATCATATGGCGCGATTGATATTCGTCAAGAAATCGAAATTGAATTGCCTGAAACAACCTTGACTGCGAATCCAAACTTGGTGGAATTTCTAAATGAGGGTGATCCATATCCAACTGGACGACAGGGATATCGAAAATCTGACATATGGTTATTGCCAGATACTTATACCAAAAATGTATTCCCCAATCGTGCTGCAAAAAATGCATCAGGCACGGTGGACCAGTTCTACAAGAACAGTTTACAGTACGCTGGTTTCCCTCGTCTTGATGACGTTGACGCAACCGTGTTTGATCTGTCAACCATTGCTACCGATCTAAATGCATCTATTGATAGCATCGGCGCAGGTTATATCATTTGGGTAGCGAACGATTATCGATCTGTGTGGAATCTGTTTCGAGTATCTGAGACCGAAATCACTCTCGGAACTATAACCGATAATGGCGACGGCACAAGTACCATTACGACCAATGAACAACACACGATTGGTGAATATGATACGGTGTTGATTAAAAACTTCTTGGGCACAGTAGATGGATTTCATAGAGTAACAGCAACCTCCAACCCAAAGACATTCATTGTCGATGTCGATTCATCTGCCTTCACCACAACAACTGGTGACGGTTATATCTTGAAACTTGAATCAGTTAGATTCCTGAATACATCAGAGTTCGCCGCCTTCACCCCATTGTTGGGTTGGAAACAGACCGAGACCGTATGGTTAGAGACAAACGCAGACGGCAAATGGGAAACCTTGCAGAAAACTGAAGTGTGGTCATCTAGTGATAACATCGATCCAACAACACCCCTTGTGAATTCCGAATTTGGTCACATAGTAGAGTCATCGGTTGACAACTCCTTCGTTTATGTAGGCTCGCCAGCAGATACCACATCTGATTATGTATCAGGGGAAGTACATGCGTATATTCGAGATATAGAGAATGGTGGTTATGCCACGTTGTTTAATATCAATGCCAAAGTACTCAGTGCCGCCGAATATGGCACAGGACTGAGCGTTGCGGGAGACCGTGTGTTCATGGGTGCTCCTGGAACACTAACCGAGCGTGGCATCGTTGTTCTCGCCGAACGTTCCGAGGTTCAGTACCCTATTCATCAGGTATTAGTTGCTTTCGATCAAAGCACAAGTGATCGCTTTGGTGAAACCATTAAAGTAAGTACAGATGAGAGATGGTTATACGTGGGTGCTCCGACCGCCAACAAAGTTTACGTGTACCAGCTTGACGACTCACTTTACACCACAAGTGAATCCTTCACAGGTGACGGCAGTACCGCCACATTCACATTGAGCACAGTTCCAGTAAGCGATGAAGACGTAACTTTGACCGGCACCACTTCGAGTTTCACTACAGACGGCGCAGTAATCACATTGGCCACGCCACCCGCTGGGGCATTCAGTGTTCAACAAACTAATGTAGTTGGGGTGTCGCAAACATTCACAGGTGACGGCAGCACCGCCACATTCACGTTGACTGGCGTTAATGTATCACCGAAAAGCATTTACCATTTATTGATAACAGATACGGCCACAAATAAAAGTTTACCGTTCATTGACTACACACTGAGCGGCAACGTTATCACATTCACCACTGCACCCGCAGTCGGAACATTTACGGTAGCTCAAAATGACGCATACGTGTATATAACTACATTGGATGGCGCACCAGAGGCAACCGTGAATTCTAATTTTGGTTACAGCATAGATTGTACCAGTGATGGAGCATCCATCTACGTCGGATCGCATCTTCATGATGAAGGCGCAACCACTGACGCCGGTTCAGTATGGGTTTACTCAAGAAGCATTGAGGCATTTTCTACAATGTCTAACCAGTTGGATTTCGAATTAAATCGCGTCCCTGCCGGAAACATTCGCGTAATGGTCGATGGGGTTGCGCAGACCGAAGGCACGGAATATAACCTCGTTGTCGGACTGGACGGCAGCACCTTGACTCGTGTTCGCTTTGAATCAGACCAACGCCCGAATGAAGCATCTAATGTGTCTATCGAAACCAATGCTTTCCTTCTAAATCAACGTATAGAATCGCCAGTAGCCAAAGTTGGTGGCCATTTTGGTTGGGATTTATCCTCTTGTACAACGGATTGCTCTGTGTATATCGGCGCACCTAATGCCGATACGGGGGAAATTATCGACACTGGTAAAGTATATCGATATGGTAACCAATCTAGATTATATGGAACAATCACAGGTACCACTACCGCACCGACAGTGACTATCGGGCATTCGTTGAGAATTAACAATTTTGAAGTTGTGTTCACTGGAACCACATTGACCAATGTAATAACAGATATCACCAATAAAGATATCGTTGGCATCACCGCATCTAATGTTGGCGATCAATTGGTGATCACTGCAGACTCCACCATTAACGGAAATCTATTGCGCATTGATGTTGGGCTGGGTACTGGTATGTCTGATCTGGGTCTTATAAACTATGTATTATTACAGACCATATCGCAACCAGCAAATAAAAACAAGTCACGTACTCGCTTCGGCCATAGTCTTGACGTAGGTTCTGATGTCTTGGTAATCTCCAGTAAAAATTCAGCAGCCCACAAAATAACAACATTCGATAGCGATGGCACCTATTTCGATTCTAAATCCACCGTGCTCATTGATGCAGAATCCAATTCAGGTGCTGTGTATGTGTACGAATTAAAAGAAACGGCCAATGCGTCGATCACAAACGCTGGCTCATTCGTGTTCTCTGAAGAATTAGAGTCCTCCGTGGTTACGGACGATGATCTGTTCGGGTTTGATGTTCACATGAATGATGGGTATATCTATATTGGTTCCCGTGACGACGATACCGATTCAATAACCAACAGTGGGCGAGTAGTAACGTTCCGTAATTGGAGCGGGAACAAAGGGTGGGCAATCCTTAGATCAGAGCCAGACCTAGTAGATGTGAAGTTGATCAACAACACATATATGTATAACAAAAGCACCAGACAGAAGATTGTCGATCTTGATTTCATCGATCCATTCAAAGATAAGCATCTCGGATCGGCAGAGGAAGATATTACCTTCAAGACAGTGTACGATCCCGCACGATATAACAATGGAACGAATGCAAATGTACGAATTAGCACCACGTTACATTGGAGTGATGTGCAAGTAGGACGTATTTGGTGGGACTTGAGTACTGTTAGATATGTATGGTATGAGCAAGGCGATTTGACCTACAAGTTGAACAACTGGGGCCAAGTATTCCCCGGCTCAAGCATTGATATGTACGAATGGACAGAATCCAAATATTTACCTAGTGAGTACGTCGCCAACAGCGGCGACGGCATCCCAATGCATGCAGACGACTCGGCATATGTAACAATGGTAACCGTGGATTCAGTGTCGGGCGAAGACCGAACCATATACTATTATTGGGTAAAGGATCGTTTGGAAATTCCAAACGTAGGATTCAGAAATCTGGCAGCATCCGAGATTGCAAAGCGCATTGAGAATCCGAAGGGCCAAGGCATCGAATACCTATCGTTCATCGAAGATAATGCCATCGGCATGCATAACATCACATCGCATCTAAGTGAAAACGATATTATTCTTCATGTGGATTATGATCTGGAAGAAACCGACGCAGAAATTCATAGTGAGTTTGAATTGATTCGCGACGGTGATCCATTGAGTAGTGTTGGTACCAAATTTTACAACAAATTACAAGACAGCTTGTCTGGTATTAATGTATCCGGTGACCGCGTTCCGAATGATTCGCTTTCTATATCCCAGCGATATGGCATCAAGGTTCGCCCTATTCAATCCATGTTCGTAAACCGATTACAGGCCATGAAATTGTTTGTCGAATACGTAAACTCTGTGTGCTTAGTGCATCCTATAGTCGAGAACCGTCCGTTAGAAATATTGTCAACCGAAGAAACTGAACCAACGATAGCATCGTCGGGTCACGACGAGGTTGTCGCGGATTTAGAAACATTAGATTTCATCTCCACGACCGAAAACCCAATTGGATATCAAGTATTAGTACAATCAGATTCTGGTTTAGATAACTTATGGGCTATCTATGAATTATCCGCAAGTAGAACGTGGGTATTGGATCGCGTACAATCATTCGACACAACACATTATTGGGAAAAGGTTGATTGGTATGCCACTGGTTATTCTACGGATACGGAACCAAAAACCACTGTCGCTGTACTCCGTGATATTGATACATTGACCACATTATCGTCGGGCGACGTTGTGAAGATCACAGACAACGGAAACAATCAATGGCAATTAGTGTCTTACAATGGCCCAAGTGATTATACCACTGTTGGTATCGAAAATGCCACTATCCAAATTCTCAGTTCGGCGTATTCCTATGATGGCATTGGGTGGGATTCGGTTAGCTTTGACTCACGCCGCTTCGATGTTGATCCACGCATTGAAACACGATATATCTTCCAATCAGTGTCTGATGAATTATTCACCGATGACTTGAGAATACACTGGAACAAATCCATCATGTTGTTGATGAACTATATCCTGAGTGAACAGAAGAATTTGGATTGGTTATTCAAAACAAGTTTCATCACCGTGAAACAAAACGTATCCGAATTGAACCAACCATCGGGTTACACAATCGGCAACCAAGACCTTGTGAAAGACTACATTGATGAAGTGAAGCCGTATAAAACAAAGATACGCGAGTATGTTAGTGCATATAATAAAACTGATCCTTGGTCTGGTAATGTAACTGATTTCGATTTGCCTAGTTATTATGACTCGGCATTAGGACGTTTCCGTTCACCTAGTGGAGAGGAAACCAAAGACAGAGACTTGCATGATCAAGCACAGAATTTGGAATGGAGAGACAACCACACATACTATGTAGATAGTATTGTAATAACTGACGGCGGATCAGGGTACTTGACAGCACCCGTCGTATCGGTTGGTGTTGCTGAAGAACTAGCAGCAAACATTCATACACGATCAATGCGTTCGGTATCTAATGCAGAAATGACATACGATGCAACGTACGTATACATTAAGAGTACTGGGTTGCCAGAACATGCGTACGGGCCTTTCCCTAACGATAATGATCCAAACGCAGTTGTTGCGCAAGATTATGTTTTCAAATTCAGAAAGACTCCAGTGGGCGGCGGCTTCAAAGTAGCCACTCCATTGGGATCAATTGGTGTGGCAGTAAACGGTGTACCATTCTTCAACGCAAGTACTGGCCGCATTGTGGTTATTGGCGATGACTCATATACTGAGAACGCAGTAAACGCATCAACACATGTTGGCATTGACGATGGCTCTGGCCACCCTCAAGAAGATGGCGCATATCATTATCACAGCGATCCTTCGTTGTTGTACAATAAAATATCAACACAGCATTCGCCGATTGTTGGTTGGTCATTCGATGGATACCCAATCTATGGTCCGTACGGATATAAAAATTCAGACGGTTCAGGCGGCATTGTTAGAAACACTACGAGTTACCGTCTACGATCAGGCACACGAGACGACGGCGATTCATTCGATGGCAAATACATCGAAGATTATGAATTCGTATCAGGTCTAGGAACACTGGACCTATACAATGGTCGTACTGTGTTCACACCGGAATACCCAAGCGGAACATACGCATACTTTATCACAGTCGATGCAGATTTGGAACCAGAATACCCATACATTCTTGGACCACAATACAATGGATCAGCAATAACAAACAACGGCAACGAACTACTACCAGATGCAACCATCATTGGTCGCACCGATGTAGTCGCCGTGGCTACGATTAGTGCCGGTGCAGTATCGACCATCACTGTGACCACAAAGGGTACAGGATTCTTGAGCGCACCAGTCATCACGATTACAGGTGGCTCTGGAACAGGTGCAACCGCTATTGCAATTATCGACAACGATGAGATTCGTAAGATCAAACCAACGATTAAGTTTGACCGCGTATCATACACATCCGACATCGTGGACTGGGCGGCAGCGACCTTATATACCGCAGGGGATATCATCTCGTATCAGCAAGAGGCATATCTGATTGACACCACCTTCACTTCGGGAACAACATTCGACTCAACGAACATGAGTGTGTACTCTGATGAGAACTTCACCGCCGCAAATGATCGAGTAATGGCGTACTACAAGGAAACATCAGGTCTTCTTGGACGCGATCTAGGTCAGTTGTTTGACGGCATCAACTATCCCGGTACCATTTATGATGGACTAAGCTTCAGTGAGAACGAAGGATTTGATGCAACCGATTTTGACTCTTTCCCATACGATCCTGTCGAAATAGGTGATGTTGGGCAAATGCAGTTAAGTTCTGTTTATCTGGATACTATTTTGGAAAGCCAATTCTCATTAGATGGATCAACGATCACTGTGCTTGGAACCAATCCAGAAGACATCATTGTTGATGGTGATGAATTCGTAAGTTCATACACCTCGCATGCACCACAGGAATTGGTACCTGGGCGTATCTTTGATACACTGGATATTCAGGTATATCAAGTGGCGGGTGCAGAGCAGGGCGGTAAGAACACCAGCATGAATATGTATTACAGCATCAACATTAGTGATAGCTCAACTATGGCATTCTCGTACAATGACCCGAGCGATTCTCTTACGGTTTATGATGAAGTATTCGTGTTCACAAAAGAAAATGGTCGTCTGATCGAAACCACTGATTACACACTGAACCGTGCGACTAAAGTATTGACATTGGTAACTGGATTATCGATAACAGACACACTGTATATGTATGCACATGACACTACTGGTCTGGACCTAATGCATGAAGGAATTTATACAGGAGATGGCTCAACCGCCGTGTTCCATATTCCATTGCCAATCGCATACGCACAGCAAGCATTGATTTTGGTTGACGGCGTTCGTCAGACATCGTTCACTCTGGCAGCAGACACCACCAATAGTCAAGTAACATTGGGGTCAGTCCCTGCCGCCAACGCACGTATTCACATCCACGTGTTCAACAACAGTGGTGATCGCGCATTCACGTACCCGACTACCCAAGTAGACGCATCGCCAGCATACTCCACCACATTGACAGAGGCAGTTCAATATGATGGACCGCTGGAAGCAAACATCATGGTAGAATTGAATGATACCAGATTACGTCCGGGAACGAATGCATACTACACCAGCGATGGGTCCACTGCAAACTATAGCTTCTCCACATCCGCTGGCGACAACCTCGCAACCCTGATTGATGCCGACATTAAAGTCTATGTCGATGGTGCTATTCAAACACTTACAACACATTACACAGTTACACCTTTTGATGGTTCAACTGTTCGGTCTGTGACGTTTGTGACTGTACCAACAGCAGGCGCGTTGATCACATTGACCAACAATACCAGCACTGAATACACACTGAGTGATTCGACCACATTGGTGATTGATGGTGGAGTGAGCTTGGTGGGCCAATCATTGGCCGTTACCTCCTTTGGTAACCACGATCCATTGAAACTACGTACCACAGTAACTATTGGTGATCCTTATGCAGATAGCTCGTTCGATCTTCCTGCGAATAGAACCCATTCAAAGGTTGAATATGTATACATAACACTGGATGGCGCAAGGTTATATCCTGGTACTGACTTCATGTTGGTTGACGCACCGAACGCATCTAAAGTGAACCTTGACGCTGCGTATACTCTAACATCAGCTTCCGAAGTTGTTATCACCACGTTCTCAGAAGATGTGAAATCATCAGCACTTGGTTTCCGTATATTCAAGGATGTACTGGATACCATTTCGTATTACCGCATCTCTGATTCGGACGAAACCACTCTGAGGGCCGACCTCAACGCCTCAGATACCACGATCTATGTAGAAGATTCTTCTACGTTGCCAACACCGGATATTCCGAACAACGTGCCGGGGATTGTCATGATCGAGGGTGAGCGTATTTTGTACTGGGCCAAGGATGACGGCACTGACACGCTAACCAACATTCTTCGTGGCACCGCCGGAACCAGAATCAAAGATACTCATGCCACTGGTACTTACGTAACGGACATGAGCACAAGACAAGTAATAATCGATGCACATGACTTCGTTTGGTACAATCTGGGCACAAGTTCGCCAACAGACGGCACTGGGCTAGCAAATGCAACATCAACACAAGCACAGTTTATTAAAGACAGAACAGTTAGGATACCGGGATAAATATGAATATGGAACATAGTAAATTAGATAAAGTTCAGCAAGAAATCATCGAAACAAAGCCAGATGATACAGGTTCATTGAGTGTTGAGGGTCATATCAAGATTTTCAACCCAGAAACTGGAGAGATTTTAGTGGAGAAACGAGCATAATGCCTTGTATATACCTGACGATTAATCACCACAACAAAGACAACGGCATAGAGCCATATCTTTACTCTGGTTCTGATCAAAACGATAATCCTGCCTATCTGGGTAGCAGCAAAAGACTTCAAGAAGATATAGCCCATTATGGTCCCGATAAGTTCGAGAAAACTATATTACATGAGTTCGGGGCAATAACTAATAAAGAGTTACGCGAGTTTGAAAGCAACATTCAACGAGAAGAAGGCCATAAAGCTGACTCAAGATACTATAATTTAACAGATATACCATTGCCGGGCGGTGGCAAGAAAGGCATGAAACATTCAGAGAGATTTCCTCGCAGCGACAAATGGAAAGAAAGTCGCAAAGGATGGAATCCATCAGCAGAAACACGAGAAATATGGTCTGCTCAACGAATTGGTCGATCTGTCAAAGAATCCACCAAGGAAATATGGAAGCATCAGCGTTCTGGGAAGAATAACCCGTATTATGGTAAAACCGGCAAGGATCACCCAATAACGGGTTTCAAACATTCAGATGAAGAAAGACAGCAGCGAGCTATTAGAACTAAACAACAAATGGCATCAAACGCCGCAAAAGAAAATATAGCAAAACATACATCTAAAACATTTATTGTTACAACACCTACAGGAGAACAGGTGACAGTGACTAATTTGAGCAGGTGGTGCCTAACAAATAACGTATTAACATCTAGAGTACGCAATGAGAGGAAAGGTTGGAAATGTCAACAAATATAGAAAATTCTAATAATACAATACAAGGCCACGTGAAAATCTTTAATCCAGACACGGACGAGGTATTTTTCGATGGTTTCAATTCGATTCACTACGAGAATTTCTCAGAAGCATTGGCCTTAAGTATCGGCAATAAAACGACAGGGTTCATCCATGAACTCGCATTAGGTAATGGCGGCACATCCGTCGATCCTACTGGAGTGATCACGTACCTTCCGGCCAACAATACTGGCCAGAATGCTTCCCTGTATAACCAAACCTACTACAAAGTGGTCGATGACACCAGTTCTTTGAACACGGACACCACTCGTAACAAGATCGAAATCAATCACACCTCTGGAAACATTTACACTGACGTATTTGTCACTAGTTTGCTGGATTTCGGTGAACCTGCTGGGCAAACAGCATTTGATAACTCAGCAAATCTGGATTCAGATTTTGTATTCGATGAATTGGGTCTTAAAAGCTGGGTAGGAACAGTAAACACTGGTAAGTTGTTAACCCACGTTGTATTCCATCCAATTCAGAAAAGTTTGAACAGATTAGTTCAAATTGATTACACGGTGAGATGTCAAACTATTTCTGTGACAATCATATAAATAGAATGATAGGTCGCGAACTGAAATTCCACCTATTCTAACGTCTGGAGGGACGCCAGCAATGATATTTATCATTAACAAATATACGCAATGGTACTGTAACATAATCGAGGCAGCGAAAGCAAGACCTGCATTGCCACGAAACACTACAAATCGCCATCACATACTACCTAAAGCGCCTTCGATGTGGCCTGAATATGCAAACTTTCATAAGCATCCATGGAATGGAGTGTATCTAACACATCGCGAGCACTTCATCTGTCATTGGTTACTTACTAAAATGACAACAGGAAAAGCGAAATGCTCTATGTTGTTCGCATTACACGCTATGACTAATAAAAGCAATTCAGCAAAATATGTGCCCTGTTCACGAATATTCGCATTAGTGAGAGAACAAACTAAAACGGTTACACATACGTCAGAATCAATAGCAAAAATGTCCGAATCAATGAAAGGAAAAGGGCTGGGTGTCAAGTCATGGAACAGTGGTATGCAAGCTCCAGATTGGCACAAGGAAGCTTGTAAAAAAGGCAGAGAGAGGTGGCGCAAAGAACACCCAGAACAATTTGAAGCATCATGGAGAAAAGCTCGCGAATCGGTAGATGAAGCTGCTCGTCTTAAAGCCATATCAAAACCCGTCATCATAGACGGAATCGAGTATCCTTCTGCTAGAGAAGCATACAGACAACTAAATAACATCAAATACATCACGTTGATAAAGCGTATCGAGAGTATAAATTTCCCAAATTATAATTGGGTATCAAAGGCATAAATACAGATATAGATTTGGAGCATTCAAGAGATGTCATACACAGTAAATAGAACAGACGGAACCGTAGTAGCCACCATCAGCGATGGCACAATTGATACCGCCAGTACCAGTATTACCCTAATCGGTAAAAACTATTCAGGATTTGGTGAAGCACTGAATGAAGATTTGGTCGCATTATTGGAGAATTTCTCCAACACAACATCCCCATCAGCACCCCTAGAAGGACAAGTTTGGTGGGACAAAACAAACAATAACCTGAACGTTTATGATGGCACCCAATGGAAGAACATCAGTTCATCCACCGCAGCCGCAACAGCCCCTTCAGGGCCAATTGTAGGCGATTTGTGGTGGGATACTACCAATGCACAATTGAACGTGTTTGATGGGTCCGCATGGGTCATTATCGGACCATCGTTTACTTCCGCCGCCGGTACTTCTGGTGCAATTGTTGAGACGATCCAAGACACTGGTCTAGCTGACCACGTTGTCGTGAAAAACTATGTAGCGAACACGGTAGTGAGCATCGTCTCCAAAGATGCTACATTTACCCCTAATAGTGCGATAGCCGGATTTACAACAATCAAACCTGGACACAATATGGTAGCAGATGCTACGATATCTGGCGCTCGTTTCCACGGAGATGCAACAAATGCAGAACTATTAGGAAGCCTCGCAGCATCACAGTTCTTAAGAGCAGACCAATCGGACTCAACATCTGGCCAGCTAAGTATTCTGAATGATTCTGGTTTGATCGTCGGTGCTGACTCAGACATAACATTGGCACTAAGTGGCGCTAATGCAACACTTACAAACACCACATTAAATGGTGATTTCACCATCGTGACCACAGATAGTGGTGGCGCAGACACAATGATGTCATTCGATGCATCCACCGCAAGAATCGGTGTGAAAAACGCAGCCCCAACTGATACATTCCACATTGGTGCATCGAGCTTGGCGTCAACACTTGGTGTTCACAACACCACGCAGCACATTAAACTGCGTGGCTCATTCGCTGATCCATTGGATTACGGTATCATTGACACCGACAATACTGACCTTAGTGTCAATATCGGTTACTACGATGACTCTGTTACCACCAAAGCGTACCCTTTGCGGGTTAAGTTTGGTGCAGCAGATGATCTGGTAGTCTTAGACTCTGCGGTCCAACAAGCAATAGTTAAAGGCGGCATCGTTCCAGAAACCACCGCAACATATAGCTTGGGTACAGCCAGTTTGGTATGGAACGAAATCCGTGGTACCACATTGTTTGGTACATTGTCAACCGCAGCACAGACAAACATTACATCATTGGGTACACTGTCATCATTGACGGTATCTGGAACATCTACGCTTCAGGGCTTGACAGACATGCAAGGTTCTGTTAATCTAGGGGATGCTACTGCTGATGTTATTAGTTTTCTTGGTCAAGTAGGAACAGACATCGATCCAGATACTGATAACACATGGTCATTGGGCGCATCTGGCTTAAAATTCCTTGAAGTATGGGCAACCACATTCCAAGGGGTGGCAACATCAGCACAATACGCTGATATGGCGGAACGTTTCGCAGCAGATCACATTTATGCCCCTGGTACAATAGTTAAATTAGGTGGTGAGGAAGAAATTACGATGGTTACCGACGCAAGCGATGATGATGTATTTGGTGTTATTTCAACAAACCCAGCTTACATGATGAACTCGGCTGCAGGTAACGACGAAACACACCCATACGTAGCATTAGCAGGACGTGTTCCCGTTAATGTAATAGGTTCGATCAAAAAAGGTGATCGTCTTGTGAGTGCAGGTGAAGGTCTAGCAAAAGCTGGTGTATCTGCAGATGGTGATTTCACTCCATGGAACGTTATTGGCCGCGCATTAGAAGATAAGAACTCAATCGAAGTAGCCCCTGTTATGAGTATTGTAAGGGCTAACATCAACTAATATAAATATGCGTATATTATAAGGATTATCAATGACGTATTCGACAGGCAATACAATAACTGCAGCGGACTTAAATGGGTTCGTGACCACCGTGAACTCATACTTGGGAACAGGCACTGGAGACAAAGGATATGGGCAATCTACCGTTGCTTCGGTATCCGGAACAATTCAAGCGTCCGAAATCAACGCGATTTTGGCAGCGGTTCACAAAGCAGACAAACACCAAGGCGGATCAGCCGTTCTGCCAAATATGGACTCAGTAACCCAATCAACAGGTGATCGCGCCGACGCATTTGATGGCGTTGTTCCAGCAGCAGGAACATGGTCAATCGACGGATTAACTGCACTTAATAACCTTTCAGCCGCAGTTACATCAACAAATGCCAACTATTTGGACGTAGATGTAGCACAACAGACTACCTCCGGAACCACATTGACCGCAGATCGTGGTACATCGTGGGGTGTTGAAATTGCACAAGAACTCGATTTTACCTTTGCCGATGAAGATACTGGTAGAGCATTCTTTAATAGTGGTGGTCAAATTATTCTATTATATACCAATCCTATCGGAACTGCTCACGATAATGATTGGAATACAGTGCTATCGGCCCGTGTTGGAACAATCACATTTGGCGTAAGTTCAACTAATCGATCTGGCGATGCAGGTACCCCGTCTACCACAGTAGGTCACTCTGACCTAACGGGAACATATGCAACCATTTACACCGGCACCACCATTGGCGCATCGCCGTATACCGCAAACTCGGTTCTGGTGGAAGCTAAGTTCACAACAGGTTCCAATAACGTGGTTCGTATAAAATGTACACTTACTGATGATTACACCGGTTTTGATGATGTCGTTGCCGCTGGCGCAAATACAACATGGTCAACTCGTAAGTCATCCCTGTACACAACCACAGCCCCTACCGTATCCGAATTCGAAACATGGTCTTCTGGCGGCAGCTAATAAATAAATTGTAAAACATCGGGCACTCCTGTATAATCATTAAATATAGCAGGAGTGTAACATGAAATCCGAATCAAAAACAAAGTTTGACGCATATCGAACACGACAATTTCACATCAACCAACGTGAGTTACTACAACAACTAACAGTAGAGAAACTTGCGATTGGTAGAGACGGCGGGTTGTTCACTATCACACCGACATTGATGAACTTTGTCGATTTGGTATTACGTTCCGGCGTTAATGCATCAGTACTCACCGACAATCACAACATCCCCATTCTAGTAATGGATTTACAAGCATTCATGGATGACATGACTGATCAGTATTTTGCTGTGATGACTGACGTGTACAATAAGCATCAACATATACAACAAGACTTGGATGATGTCAAGGAGTTGGTAATAGATGACTAAAGGTGTTGTCTTCTACGCAAAGAACAACGGCTTCTTCGATTACATAGCGCAAGCCGAAGTAGCAGCATTACTGGTCAAACATTTCATGGATGTGCCGGTGGCGTTGATCTGTGATAAATCAGAAACACCCGACACTGATCGCTTCGATGAAATCATAAACATTGACTTCGACGCAGGAAACATCCGCCGATACGAAGATGGCAAACACCATGACTATTTCAACATCAATCGATTGGATGTGTTCGACATCACGCCATTCGATGAAACCCTCGTATTGGACACCGACTACCTAGTACAAAACCGTGCTCTGGATTCTATATGGGGATGCTCTGAGACTATGTTAATGAACAGCAAAGCCAGACAAGCAACGCAATGGCCAGAGGGACTGTTGAACACCGTGCTCGGAATCGGGTACCCAAACATGTATTGGTTCACCGCATGCTATTTCAAGAAGCATAATCCGTTTGTAAAAGAATTCTATGAGTTAGCAAAGGAAGTACAACAGAATTATAAATATTATGCCTCTGTATATGGCGTGGGCAGCAAGCTCGTACGGAATGATTATATCATGACCATCACTGCCCACATCATAGGCGGTGCCGCACACAACTTCATTAAACCATTGCCAGTACAACAGATCAATAGCTGGGAAGATGAGATCATAGCATTGGACTACGAGAAAATCGTATTGAACAATCCGAATGATCCTTGGCCGGTGGTACTACACGGACAGAACCTTCACTTGATACAAAAGCAACAGATCAAACAGTATCAATCGAGGTTTGAAGAGTTATATGGGTAAGCATCAGAAAGATAAATCAAGGCACCGCAGATTTAAAAATAGACCCAACCAATTAGGGTTAACTTATGAAGAGATAATTGAAAACGATAGGATGTGGGAGCAAGAGCGCAAGGAGCAAGAGCGCAAGGAGCAAATACAATGGGAAAACAACAAAAAGATAAAGCGAGACGAAAACGATACAACAAATCCTGCCAACGTAATCCGATAATGTCGGGAGATTGGATATCCACCGGCAACCCGCCCACCACCTACAAACTACATTCCACGGCTAACGGGACATACATTATCAAGGACAGCAATGGGAAAAGCAAAAAAAGATAAGGCAAGACAACGTGGGTTCTACGACGCCTACAAGAGATATTGTGATAACCCACAGGTCTGGACACGTATCAATGCACTGAAAACGGAATACGCTGGTGGGAATGCGAAGGACGCCGCATTCTTCTATGCGCCGTATGTTCCCTTACAGATGAAAATGTCACGTGGTTCTAAACAACCGCCAAACACATTCAATACTCGGTACGGAAAGGTGACGATCAATGGGGAAACATAGAATAGATAAACGTCGCCAACAAAGAAATCAAAAATGGAACATGACAGAGAAGAAGACAAGAAAGCCCGGTGGATGGAAGAAATACTTCACGAATTACACGTCGAATAAATCATACCTCAATCGCCGCCCACGGGGGTACTCGTGGGGCAACACCAGAAATCTAACAGCTTCCGTGTGGATTAACACATCAGCGACTGTTGATCGTTCGACTAAACCCAAGAAGATATCAAGATGAAACC